AAGGATGCTGCTGACAGGGCGATGGATAACGCCGACATTTTCACGCTTCGCCGGCTGAATGAGCTGCTGGACTCCGAGCGTGTTGCGCGGAAGGAAGCTGAAGCCCGCGCGGACCAGTTCGCGAAAGAGCGCAACGAGCTCGCCGCAGCAGTAGGACGGATGGAGGGGAAGATCGAAGCCCTCACCAGTCAAGTAGCGCAGCTCACCGCAACGGTTACCTCGCAGAGTGAAGAAATCGCCCGCCTGCGTATCAAGCTGGGAGGCATCAACTGATGGACAGATGCGCTATGGAATTCATTGCTCGTCGCTGGTGGCGTCGGGCAGAGGTATGGGTGATCGCCGCGCTGCTGCTCGCCGGCGGCCTAATCCTCGGCTATCAAGCCGGCGTATGGTCTGCCAGCAGTGAGCACACCAAACAGCTCGCCGAAGTGCGCCGCGCTTATGACGCTGCACTGGGTAAGCGTGACGTCCGGCTGAATAGCCTCGCCGAGAAGACGCAAGACGCCGCAGTGAAGGTGCAAGAGGCCTCGCATTCAGTCGTCCAAGCCGCTGACACCGCAAGCAAGGCGGCAGAGAAGGTCAACGAAGCCGTAGAGCGGCAGGCCCCATGAGCGCCTTGATTAAGTTGGTCCCGGCATGGCTTTGGGTGGTGCTGGCAGCGCTCGCAGCCGTCGGTTACCTATCGCTTCGGCTGGATAGCGTGAAAGACGATCGGGCAGCCATCACCGCCGAGCGCGACACCGCCACCGCCCGCGTGGACTCGCTCACCAACACGCTCCGCATTCAGCGAGAGATCACCAATGACATCAACCGAGTCTCCGACGATGCAAAAGCCAAGACTGAGCATGTGTCGGCTGCCGTTGTTGTTGCTGATCACCGGGCTCGCAGCCTGCAGCAGCAAATCACCGACCTCCTCGCTAAGCGAAAGTATTGTGCTGCCGAGGTTGCCAGCGGAAGCCAGGCAAGAACCGACCTTACCGTTCTGCTCGCCGACCTGCGTAGAAGCGCTGACGAAGAAGCGGGAAGAATGGCAGAAGCGCTTGATCGAAGCCGAATAGCTGGATTTGCGTGTGAGGCTGCATACGCCGCCGCACAGAGGAGCAAGTAGGTCGCGACACGTTTCGCGAGGATGCAATTGTGTCGCGACACAGGGGGGGGGGCGAGCATGCGACTGAACAAGCTAGGACGTTCAAACATCCTTACAGAGCCTGTGAATATCGAATCATTGCGGAGTGGATCGAGCAGATTAGCTCTTCGCGTTATAGCAAGCTCTCAGGGATGCCTGATACTCCGCACCCAAATCTCTGAGGACGTTGAGGCGTGTAGTCGAAGAGTTCCACAGCTGTGCTGAATCAAGTGAATTACTGAGGCTGTCAACCTTAAGCCGGATTGGCTCGCACCTGTCGTGCTCCAGGGATTGAACTCTCAGTTGGGCGGCATTGAGTTGCGTTTGAAGGGTGCTGTTGGCCGTTCTCCATTCGCTAATGTAGCCGGTCAACTGCTCGTTGGATTTCTTCAGTTCTCCGTTCCTCTCCGACGCTACAGACAGATCGCTTTTCAGTTGTCCGTATATGGCACCTGCTGTGACTGCTGAAGATAAAATCGAAAGTGCAAGCGAAATAGACCCGGTGGTCAACCAGCTTGGCCGATTGCTTCTTTGTTGTGACATGGACTCATCTCTGGAGTAGGGGCGGGGAGTTTATATCAGCCATGTGAAGAATCCAGAGGGTGTGATCATGGATAGGCCAGTGCCACCTGCGATGCTGTTTGAGTTGTCCGACTTCGGCATTCGACTGACGCCGGCTCCCGAGGTTTGGGAATGGCTCCAAACCGAAATCCTCGCTGACACCGGCAGCATCCACAACGAAGACCACGCCCATCTGATCGATGCGGACGTGAGAGTCATGTGGGCGTCTGCTGCCTTCACGAAGAAGGGGCGCACAGTGGTAGGTCAGGCTGAGCAGGTAGCGTTCCGAGCCGGCGGTTGGCAGAAGGCCCGGATGGAACAACAGATGCTGGATTGGTTCGGCGACGTGCCGGCCTACATCATCACGCTGGCCGCTGACTACTGCGCGGATTGCTCTGACGCTGACTTCTGCGCACTGGTCGAGCATGAGCTGTACCACATCGCTCAGGCGACCGATCAGTACGGCGCGCCCAAGTTCACCCAGGAAGGATTGCCCAAGCTTGAGATGCGCGGACACGACGTTGAAGAGTTCGTCGGTGTTGTGCGTCGGTATGGGGCGAGTCCTCAAGTGCAAGAGCTGGTAGACGCTGCAAACAATCCTGCTGAGGTGGGGAAATTGAACATATCGAGGGCCTGCGGAACCTGTCTGCTCAAGTCGGCCTGATTCTGGACAGGCTCTGGACGGATGAAAATCTATGGCAGCCCTTCAAAACGACGTGAAGGCCTTTATCGTTCAGGCCTTGGCGTGCTTCGACACGCCTTCACAGGTTGTTGAAGCCGTCCAAAAGGAATACGGGATATCGGTGACTCGCCAGCAGGTCGAGACTCACGACCCCACAAAGACATCAGGGAAAGGCCTGGCCAAGCGCTGGGTGACGATGTTTGAAGATGCCCGCAAGCGCTTTCGTGAAGAGACCGCAGAGATCCCGATAGCCAACCGAGCGTTCCGGCTCCGCGCGATGAACCGATTTGTCGAGCGGGCTGAGACGATGAAGAACATCGGCCTCGCGATGCAGATCCTAGAGCAGGCCGCGAAGGAAGTCGGCGACGTCTATGTGAGCCGTAACCGTAAGGACGAGCCTGATGATGAGCCGGCAATCCCGACGCGCATTCAGGTCGACGTAGTGGATGCGAGGAAGCCGAATGCCGAGCCTTAACGTTCCGCAGTCGCAGTTCCTCCTCTTGCCCCACAAGTTTCGCGCATTCGTTGCCGGGTTTGGCTCAGGAAAGACTTGGGTCGGATGCTCAGCGCTCAGCAAGCATTTCATGGAGTGGCCGGGCGTCAACGCTGGTTACTTCGCACCGACTTACCCACAGATTCGAGACATCTTCTATCCAACGATGGAGGAGGTTGCGTATGACTGGGGACTGAAGACCAAGATCAACCAGGCGAACCATGAGGTTCACATTTACAGCGGCCGGCAGTATCGCGGCACTGTGATTTGCCGGTCGATGGAGAAACCGCAAACAATCGTCGGCTTCAAGATCGGTCACGCCCTGGTGGATGAGCTGGACGTGCTGACGTCGATCAAGGCGCAGCAGGCCTGGCGCAAGATCATTGCCCGGATGCGTTACAACCTGCCTGGGCTGAAAAACGGCGTAGACGTGACCACGACGCCGGAAGGCTTCAAGTTCGTCTTCCTCCAGTTCGTGAAGCAGTTACGCGATAAGCCAGCCCTGAAGGAAATGTATGGCCTGATCCAGGCCAGCACCTTCGACAACGAGTTGAACCTGCCTGACGACTACATCGCCTCGCTGATGGAGTCGTACCCCGAGCAGCTGATCCGCGCTTACCTGAACGGCCAGTTCGTCAACCTGACATCCGGATCGATCTACCACGCCTACGACCGCAAGCTGAATCAGTGCTTCGACACTGTGCAGCCCGGCGAGCCGCTGTTCATCGGCATGGACTTCAACGTCGGCAAGATGGCGGCGATTACGCACGTCAAACGTGACCAGGGCCTGCCGCGCGCCGTGGACGAATTGATGGATGGCTACGACACGCCGGACATGATTCGTCGAATCAAAGAGCGGTACTGGGAACACACCGGCAACGACTACAAGAAGACCTGCGAGATCCGGATCTACCCGGACGCCTCCGGCGATTCGCGCAAATCTGTTAATGCCAGCCTCACCGATATCGCCATGCTCAAGCAGGCAGGCTTCACGGTCATCGCGCCGGCGGCCAACCCACCGGTGAAGGACCGAATCAACGCCATGAACGCCATGTTCTGCAACGCGCAGGGCGAACGGCGGTACCTGGTCAACCCGTTTACATGCCCGACCTATGCCGATGGCCTGGAACAGCAAATCTGGGCGCCGAACGGCGAGCCGGATAAGAGCCAAGGTAACGACCACGCCAACGACGGCGGCGGTTACTTCATTCACCGCGAGTACCCGATCGTTAAACCGGTCACCTCAATGAAAATGGGAGTCGCCCGATGACGGATGTCACTTTTACTCGTCCCGAGTACAAGGCGGCACAGTACCGCTGGCGCTTGGTGCGCGACGTCTGCAAAGGGTCGGAAACCATCAAGACTGCCGGCGACCGTTACCTGCCGCGGCCGAACGCGGCTGACACCAGTGAGGACAACAAACAGCGCTACGAGGCGTACAAGAAGCGCGCGGTGTTCTACAACGCTACCGGGCGCACGAAGCACAGTTTGGTGGGTGCAGTCTTCCGCATCTGGCCGACCCTGACCGTTCCCAGCGCGCTCGACTACGTAGCCAAGGACATCGACGGACAGGGCGTGAGCGTCTATCAACAATCCCAGGCGGTGATCGGTCATCTGCTCGAAGTCGGGCGGCACGGGCTGCTGGTGGATTACGCCGCAGTCGAGGCTGGAACTGTCAGCAAGGCCGACGAATTATCCGGTCGCGCCCGAGCGAACATCGCCAGCTACACCGCCGAATCGATCATCAACTGGAAAACGCGCCAAGTTGGTGGCCAGCACCTGCTCAGCCTTGTCGTGCTGCGTGAGACGGTCGACGTCGATACTAACGACGAATTTGGTAGTGAGCAGGTCGTGCAATACCGGGTATTGCGCCTCGATGTCGCTGGGCAGTACACGCAGGAGGTATGGGAAGAGGGTTCAAGCGCGACAACTCAGACGGTCGCGCCCTTCACTCCACTGAGTGGGATCGGCCGGCCATGGCAAGTGATCCCGTTCCAATTCGTTGGCAGCGAGAACAACGACACGACCATCGACGACGCACCTCTGTACGACATGGCAGAAGTGAACGTCGGTCATTATCGCAATAGTGCGGATTATGAGGAGGCGGCCTACCTGGTTGGGCAGCCCCAGCCTTGGATGGCCGGCCTCGATGAGCAGTGGCGCGATCACATGGAGAAGAACGGAATATTTCTCGGTTCCCGGGCGCCCTGGCTGCTTCCGGTAAACGGTACCTGCGGGGTTTGGCAGGCTCAGCCGAACACGGTGGCCAAGGAGGCCATGGAATCCAAGAAGCAGGACATGGTTTCGCTCGGCGCGCGACTGATCGAGCGTGGTAGTGCAGTGAAGACCGCCACCCAGGCCGACAACGACAGCGCCGCCGAACACAGCGTTCTCTCCCTGGTAGTCAGCAACGTCAGCGAAGCCTACAGCCAGTGCCTTGAGTGGATGGCTGAGTTCGTGAACGCTCCCGGCGAGGTGGTCTACAAGCTCAATCAGGACTTCAGCCAAATCACTTTGGACGCGACAATCCTGGCAGCACTGTTCAACGCAGTGCAGGGCGGCAAGCTGCCGGAAGGCGACTTCTGGCAGTACCTGCGCGATCGCGGCGTGATCAACCCCGAGAAGACGGACGATGAAATCCGGGACGAACTCGAAGCGCAGAGCGCCGGGCCAGCACTGGACGATACCGAGGTAATTCCGAATGGCGGCAAACCAAGCAATCCTTGATGCCACGATCCGGCACGCCGTCTTCCTCGAGCAGTTGAAGTCGGGGGAGGTGGCGAAGTTTACGCCATTCCTCAAGGAGATCGACCGCTCGATCCGTGAGCGGTTGACCCGTGCCGATCTGACGGATTACACCGTCGCCCGTCTGGAGCGGCTGCTGAGCGAGGTCGACAGCTTGCTGCTCGGCATCTTCGACCGATACAGCGAGAAGCTGAACCTCGACTTGGTGGGTATCGCCAACTACGAGGCGGAGTTTGAAGCGACCAGTCTGACCCGGGCGGCGCCGGTCGGCGTCTCGTTCGACGCGGCGGTTCCTGGTGCTGCTGCGATCCGCGCTGCTATCCTCACCAACCCGCTCAGTGTGCGCGGCGCGGACGGCGGCAAGCTGCTCAAGTCGTTCATTGAGGGCTTCACCAGCACCGAGCGACAACGCCTTACAGGCGCGGTCCGGCAAGGCTTCTTCGAAGGCCAGACCAACTTTCAGATCATCAAGAATATTCGCGGCACCAAGGCGCTGAAGTACAACGACGGCATCCTGGCCACCACCAATCGCAACGCCGGATCGATCGTGCGGACGGCGGTGCAGCACGTCGCTACCCAAGCGCGGATGGAGACGCTGAAGGCGAACTCCGATGTCGTGCAGTCGGTGGAGTGGGTAAGCACGCTGGATTCGAAGACGACCAGTCAGTGCCGGACGCTGGATAAACGCCGGTTCAAGCTGACCGAGGGGCCAAGGCCGCCGATCCACATCAACTGCCGGTCGACGGTGGTGGCGGTGACTCGCTTCAGCGACCTGTTCGTTGAGGGCGCCACACGGGCATCCGTCGGCGATAGCGGTGCGCAGCAGGTGAGGGCAGACCTCAGCTACTACGACTGGCTCAAGCAGCAGCCAGCGGCGTTTCAGGACAAGGCCATTGGCCCGGTTCGGGCGAAGCTGTTCCGCGAAGGTGGCCTGAGCGTCGAGCGCTTCACCGAACTGCAGCTTGATCGCAATTTCAAACCACTGACCTTGTTGCAGATAAAGGCTTTGGAGCCATTGGCTTTCCAGCGAGTCTTCGGTTGAGTACGTCACGAATCACTAATTCAGGCATTCGGATTTTTGTTTCTGGAATTTTTTCATGAACTCATCGTACTTATAGAGAATTCCGCTAACTCGATCTTGAGATGCTGCCATGATTTTTTCCTGCTCTTGCGTCGTTGCAGCATGCATATTTTCTCGGACAACATTACTGAAATTCAAAGCCGCAAAGGCTACGTCTGGTGGAACGTAAGCGGTAAGTCCGTAAGCATGCGTGAGTATCGGCGTGGCAGCCTCCAAGAAAATGGCTCGAGAGTGAGTAGGATCTGCTGTTTTCCCTGCCATGGTTCCGACAGCGGCGAAGAAAGGCTCGGCGTGCTCGCGAATCTTTATTTCTTGAGCGTCAAGTCTCGCAATGCAGCTAATTATCATCGCTTGCCTTGTCGATTCGCGGCTCGAATACCAAGTGAGTCCCGAGCCGACAATTGCTACCAACGCAGCGATCATGGCCAAGGTAAACGGAGAACTTAGAGCTGCCGTTTTCTCGACCGTAAGAGTTTCAGTTCTTAGCGCTTCTTTGACGGTCATTTTTTTCATTCGAGTCATCGGTCATTAGTGAGAACCAATTAGCGGCCGGCTCGGCAAACACTTTAATAGCTTTTACAAACCCGCCTTTGCGGGTTTTTTAATGTCCGCAGGCAGGGCCTGCACCTACGTCTCTGGGAGACAACCAATGCTGAAATTCCAACTGGATACCCTGGAAGGGGTAGATGAAGCCGTGCGCGCTCTTTACACCGAGAAGGACGGCAAGTTCGTACTCGGCATTGAAGGTCTGCCGCAGCAAGAAGATGTATCCGGCCTGAAGGCCAAGGTTGATGAACTGCTCGGCGAGAAAAAGCTGGCCGAGAAGAAGGCGCGTGAAGCTGAAGAAGCCGCTCGCCTGGAGCGCGAAGAAGCCGCTCGCAAGTCCGGCAACGTCGAAGAGCTCGAGCGTTCCTGGTCTGAAAAATACAACCGCCGTGACGCTGAGCTGAACGGCATGCTGGAGCAGGAGCGTCAAACGCTGAGCGGGCAGATCCGGGATCTGACTGTCGGTCGTACCGCTACTGACATCGCCTCTGCACTTGCAGTGCAGGGCAGCGCAAAAGCCCTGTTGCCGCACATCGAACGCCGTCTGAGCGTCGAGCAGCGCGACGGGAAGCCTGTTGTGGTCGTCCTCGACGCACAGGGCAAGCTCTCGGCGGCAACGCTGGACGAGCTGAAAGCAGAAATCGCGAATGACGCGGCGTTCGCGCCGTTGATCGCGGGTAGCAAGGCATCTGGCGGCGGGGCCGGCGGTGCAGGTGGTGGGGGCGGGGCCCCGAAAGGAAAAATCGGCGGTACCAAAGAGGAACGCACGGCTGCAATCGCAAGCCGGTTCCCAGATCTCCCTCAATCGTAAGGAAATAACTCATGTCCCTGTCGCAAATGCAGGTTTTCAACGAATACATCATGCCGGCGACTCTCGAGACGCTGGATCAATATCTCGCCGCGTTCAACGCTGCGAGCCGCGGCGCAATTGTGCTGTCCCCGGACGGCTTCACTGGCGATTTCCTCCAAGAGTCGTTCTTCCAAACCCTGGCTGCTGCCCAGCGCCGCGTTGACCGCTACAGCGCGAACGCTGCTGTTGCTGCTACCGACCTGACCGAGCTGAAGAACACTTCGGTAAAAGTTGCCGGCGGCTTCGGCCCGATCCGCTATGAGCCATCGCAGATGACCTGGCTGGAGCGCCCGACCGCGCAAGGTATCGAGGTTGCCAGTCGCGCGTTCGCTGAAATCCTGCTGAAGGACCAGTTGAACACTGCGATCGCGGCACTGGTTGCAGCAATCACGACCCAAGCCGCCGCAGTCAACGATGTGTCGGCGACCGCAGGCATCACCTACGCCGGCCTGAACAATGCGCATGCGAAGTTTGGCGATGCGAGCCAGAACCTGGTCACTCAGGTGATGCAGGGCACCAGCTACCACAAGTTGGTCGGCCAGAACCTGGCGAACCAGCAGCAGCTGTTCCAGGCGGGCAACGTTCGCGTGGTGGACATCCTCGGCAAGATCTCCGTTGTGACGGATGCCCCTGCGCTGATGCAGGCCGGTACCCCGAACAAGCAAATCATCCTGTCCCTGGTTCAAGGCGCTGCGCTGGTACACGACGGCCGCGACATCATCAGCAACGTCCAGACCACCAACGGTAAGGAGCGTATCGAAACCACTCTGCAGACCGACTACACCTTCGGCCTGGGTCTGAAGGGTTACACCTGGGACACCACCACCGGCGGCAAGTCGCCAACCGATGCCGAACTGGCGACCGGTACCAACTGGGACAAGACCGCTACCAGCATCAAGCACACCGCCGGTGTCGCTCTGATCGGTGACGCCTCCAAGTAACCCCGTGATGTCCAAGCCGCGACGTGTGCCCGGCTTGGCGGAGATGCAATCATGAGCAACAAAATCTGGTATTTACCCGGACCGTTTCACCAGTACCGGGAAGACGTAAAGGCGCTGGCGAAGGAACACGGGCTGCGCATCATCGACGCGAACATCACCGAAAATCGCGATGGAGAGGCCGATGATGTGCCGGAGGTGACGGTGCGGCAGGTTGAGCCGACGCCGGTGCTGCTGATCGCAGATATTGGTGATCACACCGCGCTGCAGGAGCTGATCGACAAGTTGAATGCTGAGCGCGATGGCATCGTGCTGCTGATCGAAGCCGCAGAAGGCCTGACCGAGCTGGAACACCCGGGCGCCGGCGAATTGCCGATCCGCTTGTTCGGTGCGCTGAAAGCCATTCACGAAGGTTTCGAAACCCTCACGGGTGAACGCGACAACTTGGCGGGCGAGGTTGAATCGCTACGTGGCGAAGTTGCACGGCTCAAGGCAGCAGCGGAGCCCGTCGACAATGCTGAGAAGATTGCGAGCCTCAAAGCGCAACTCGACGCCGCCAATGTGACGTATCGGGCGAATGCTTCGGTAGAATCGCTGGAAAAGGCAGTTGCTGATCTATACCAGGCGTAACCATCCGGGCGCTGACAACACGGCGCCCGATCCAGCACACCACAGCGAGCTGATTCATGACTCTCATCATCGAGGACGGTACCGGCAAACCTGACGCCGAAAGCTACGCATCTGCCGAAGATCTGGCCATGTACGCCGTGAAATTCGGCGTGACCATCCCGGCGGAAGTGCCAGCACAGGAAGCGCTGCTGCGCCGGTCCGCTCTGGCAATGGATGGCATGACGTGGAAAGGGCGAAAGTCCAACAGCGAACAAGCGCTGTCCTGGCCACGCCGAGGCGTCGAGCTGGATTACGAGATCAAGCCCGACAACTACCTGCCGGCGCGAATCCAGTACGGCCAAATGGCACTGGCCGCCGAGATCCATACCGACGACGTCGACCCGATCGAGAAGCGCAAAGGCGCGGTAACGCTTGAGCGTGTCGAGGGTGCAGTTACTCGCGAGTACGCGACTATCCCGAACATCAGCGGCCGACTGTTACCGGCGGCGCCGGATCGACCTAGCGCCACGCAGTTCGCGGATTATCTACAAAGGCGGGGCCTTTTCGCCGTTCGGGCGTGATGCTAGTTTGCGGCTTCATTAATGAGGAGCTGCGTATGAGCATTGAACTTTCACCAAATGAAGCGGCGGCATGGGATTCGTATGCCGCCGCCGCTCTATCTGTTGCTGTCATTGACGCAGAGAATCCAGGGAAAGCGGTTGACGTTGCCGCCGACATTGCAGATCGAATGCTTCTGCAGCGTCAGGAGCGAATCAGGGCATACAACGCTTTCAAGCCTAACTTGTAAATTTTTGCCCAGCCGTCGCGCTGGGCTTTTCATATCTGGAGCCTCCATGGCCTTCTACGACGAAATGGCCGTGATGGCTCTGGAAATGATCACAGAGTTCGGCCAGCCCTTAACCATCAGCAAGACCGAGCCGGGCGAGTACGACCCGGAGACTGGCGGCGAAGCGCCGGGCGCCCCCATCGAGCAGATCGCTCAGGGCATCCTGCTCGATTTCACGGGTCAGGAGTTCCAGAACAACAGCCTCATCAAGCAGGGCGACAAGAAGCTCAAGATCGCCGCGCAGGGGCTCGAATGGGTTCCGGATCTGCTGGACAAGGTGATCATTCAAGGGCGCACCTGGTCAATTGTGCCGCCGTTGAAAGAGGTGAATCCCGCCGGGACGCCAATCCTGTACGAATTGCAGGTGCGGTCGTGAGTCGCTCAGGTGCCGGACAGTCCGGCAGCTTCGCCCTGAGCCTGGCCGAGTTCGCGGCGCAGACCAGCGAAGCGATCGATGCCAGTGTGCGAGAGATCATCATCGAGATCGGCAGCAGCCTGATCCGGATGTCTCCCGTGGGTAACCCGGAGATCTGGGCCGCAAACGTCGCTCACCGCGAGGCGAACACACGGGCGGCCGATGACTATGACTTCAAGGTCGCGGTCCGCAACACGCTTATCAACCTGAACGAATCGAACTTCACGAAGGCGGGAAACCTGAAGCGTGGGGTGAAATACGCCAAGCCTCTGACAAAGACCGAGCGCGACCAGAACTTCAGCGTGAATGGGTTGGTGGCTGGACAGGATTATGTCGGCGGGCGCTTTCGGGCGAACTGGAACCTCTCCATCGGCTCTATCGATAACAGTATCCGCATTCACCCGGACCCAACAGGGTCGGGCGCGACTGCAAGGCTTGTGGCGGGTGCCATTGAGTTCAAGGCCGGGCAAACGGCTTTCATCGTTAACAACTTGCCCTATGCGATTCCGCTGGAGTTCGGACATTCTACCCAGGCCCCCGGCGGTATGGTTCGGGTAACCGTGGCTCGCTTTCAGCAAATCGTGCTGGAGGCCATCAGGAACAACCAGGTATGAGTCACGCCATCATCGCCTCGATCTACGAGGCAAAGCTGATCGCTTGGAACAATGCCAGGCCGGAGAAGCTGAAAATCGTTTTTGAGAACATGGCCTACACCCCGGCGGCAGGCGAGACCTATCTGCGGGCGTTCACTATCCCGGGCGACACGGCGAGCAACACGCTGAGCGGTGATCATCGGCTGTATACCGGTGTGTTTCAGATCAGCATCATCTGCCCGGCCGGCACTGGTAAAGCGAAAACCAACCCTATTGCTGCCGAAATCGTCGAGTTATTTCCGCTTTATGTGCGTGACGTGAAGAACGGTTTCGTAGTTACGCCGATGACGCCTGTAGATGCCGGCCCAGGCATAACTGGCGATTCAACTTACACCGTCCCGCTGTCGTTCTCATACCGATCCGACACCACGCCATAACCCGCCCGTTGGGCAAATCCTGAACCCGCCTTTGAGCGGGTTTTGTCATTTCTGCAAAGAGGAAAACCCATGTCTGTTTACTTCCCCAACGGGGCGACGCTTTCAATTTCCAGCGGATTCGCCGCCGCCAAGATTATTTCGGCAATCAGCAACGCCAACCCGGGTGTAGCTACCAGCGCCGCAAATGGCTTTGCCAATGGCGACATCGTTCTGGTCACCTCCGGCTGGGAGGACATCAACGAGCGCGCCGTGCGTGTATCCAACGCGGCGGCGGGCGCATTCACCCTGGAAGGCATCGACACGTCCAACGTGGCTTTCTTTCCCGATGGCATCAGTGGCGGTACCGCGAAGAAAGTGACCGGCTGGGTAGCCGTCAACCAGGTTATCGGCAACTCCATGTCCGGCGGCGAGCAGCAATACTGGACTTACGCGCCGCTCGAAGCGCGCCGTGACAAGCAGATCCCGACCACCAAAAATGCGCAGGCGTTCGCTTTCCAGCTGGCTGACGATGACAGCCTGGCCTGGTATGAAGAACTGGATAAAGCCGATCGAGAGAAAGAAGTGCGCATCTTGCGTATGTCGCTGCCCAACGGCAAAACGATCTACTACGCAGGCTATGCATCGTTCAACAAAACCCCGACGTTGGTGCGCAACGAAGGTGCGGCCGTTTCCTTTGGCTTTACCATCAACGCTGAAATCACCGCGTATCGCGCGCCGGTTGCTGCTGGCGGCGGGGCCTGATCATGGCGAAGTTCAAAATTGCGCAAGCGCCAACTTTCACCGGTGCGGTGATGGTCCCGGTAGTTGGCCAAGACCCAGTGAAGGTGGAATTCACCTTCAAATATCGAGACCGCATCGAACTTGCCGCGCTGTTCGATGGATGGAATCAGCGACAAAAGCAAAGCCTCGACCAGTTCGGCGACAAGCCTACGATGTCTCAAATTGTTGCGGTCGACACCGAAAACCAAATGCAGCAGATCAAGGATCTGGTCGTTGGCTGGGAGTTCGATGACAAGTTCGACGACGAGGGCATCAAGGCGCTGGTGACGTCTTGCCACGGTGCAACCGAGGCCGTGGTAAATGCCTACCAGGCGGCCTACGCCAAGGCCCGCACGGGAAACTGATTCGCGCCGCCCGCGCCATGTATGAGCCTCCTCCGAATACGGAGCAACTTGCCGCATTCGGGTTGGACGCTGAGGACATTGAAGAGGAATTCGAGGTTTGGCCGTGCCTTTGGCCTTCTTTCCTCCTGTTCAACAGGATGTCCACTCAGTGGCGTGTCGGCGCCGGCGGCGCTATCGGTCTCGACTACAACAGCATCCGCGACGTGGCCGGATTCCTCGGCATCAAGAAAAAGAAACTCGCTGAAATCTTCCCAGACATTCAGGTGCTGGAAGGCGAAGCCCTGCGCGTCATGGCAGAGGAAAGGGAAAACAGCCCGTAAACGCGGGCATCTATTCAAGGTG